GTAATTACCGGGAGACACTTCGTTACCGGGCATTGTGGTAACGAGTCCTCCCAACGCCTCGGCGTACCGTTCTTCACCAACTGCAACGGATACGTCGTGCCCTTCTTGCGCCATCAGCCAAGCCAGCCAAGCGCCTTCTCCAAATTGGCTGGCGAGACATATCCTCATAACGCTCCGGGAAATTTGGTCGGGGACCTCGGATTTGAACCGAGAATCTCTTGCTCCCAGGGCAAGCGGGTTAGCCGTTTCCCTAGTCCCCGAAATTGGTTGCGGGCCTCGGAATTGAACCGAGTTCTACGGGTTATGAGCCCGTCAGATTACCGTTTTCCCTGCCCGCGACAAAACTCTAAAGTACTCCGCCCTTTTTCAGCGGAACCGGATGCAGTTCGCGCTTGAGCGTGTTCGTGTGACCAACCTCGCGGGGCCGAGTGCGCTTGTCCGTGAACGTCTTTTCGCCTTCCAGGTTCAGATCGAACGCGCCGTCCGGCGACTGCCCGCTCTGAACCGGGGAGGTGCTGCCAGGTTCTAGGCCGTCAATCTGCTTCGACGCCATGTGCGCGTTCTTTCGTGCGTCCTCAAGGTTTCCGTAAAAACTCATAACGTCCTCACTTTCAAATTGTGGGGCGCAACCCACTTGGGAGAAGATCACGCCCCGTCCCAGCCTCTCAGGTAAAACTAACGTATCACAAACTACGGAACAGGGGTAGAACCTTTTCCAGCCAGTAGCCTGTAGATTGCGTAGGCGGCTCCGCCTCCAGCGCCGATGCCAATCCCTTCTGCCGCTTTCGGGACTACGTATTTCTTGAACATCTTGCGTAGCTGTGACTCTGGAGCTTTTGTTGCGTACTTCTGTGCCCCACGGCGCGCCGCCTTTTCTGCTCCCATCAAGTCCTGATAGTCCCGCATCGCATCCTTTGCCTCAGGAACTGCTTTCTTGATACCTTCCGAGATGCCTCGGTAGAGTTGCTTTCCTACTTCTCCTGCATCCCATAAGTCTTGCTTGAGTGCTTGTGCTTGCGCTGGCGTTAGCTTGTCCAACTGGGCAATATCAATACCGTGTTTCGCCATTCCTTCCTGCAATACCTTCTCTGCCTTTGAAACTTCTGTTGCATCGAACTTCGAGAACGCTTTGGTGATAATCGAGTAGGCGTCTACCGTTTTCCCCTGCTTGCCTGCCTGGTCAAGCATCTGGCCGAGTTGTTTTCCAGTGGCATCTTTGGCTTTTGTAGTCGCGTTGTATTTCTCGATGTCATCCATTTTTGCGAGTTGCTTTTCATCAAATCCAGATTTCAACATGCCACGGGCAGGATTAACCTCAAACTCATCCAGGGATGCTGGCAATTTCCCCGGCTTGATTTCGCCCATCTTTACTCCTAAAGTCTCGTTGATTTTCTGTAGCTTGCTCGCATGTTTAGCCGCCAGCACTTCACCCTGTTCGACTTCCGCTGCGGGACCGAGTATGCCCGCCCCGCCAGTGATTCCTAGCGTGGTCGCCAGCAATTCCGCATAATCCTTACCTGCTTTCGTCGCATCTCCAACACGAGACAGTACTGGGTGTTCTTTGCGTCCTTCTTGCGTATAGTTCTCGATCCCTGATGTCATTGATCCGATGGCGGAAGGTAGGTTGAACGGGTCCATTGCCACACTCTTTGCTCCAGACTTAATCTTCTGGAACATCGAGGGCTGCGCGCTTATCGTGCCCTGCATTCTTGCTTTGCTTGCATCTGCCGCTTCGCTTTTGGAGAAGAAGTCCGGGGGAAGCGTTTGGGGCGGAGGTGTCCCGCCCTTCTTACTGAAGAAGTCCGGGGGCAACGTCTGTGGAACATCATTAGGCATCAGTTCGTCTTAGCCGCAGGAGCTAGAACCCACGGGTCATTCGATCCCTTCTTTCTCTGGTACGTGTGCCCTTCATGCTCCTGCTTTTCCATCCCCCCGCCTTCGCCCACTCCTCCACCAGCCTTCGGTATCCCACTCTTGAGAATCTTGATCTGATTGTCGAATGGAGCAATCGCCTCAAGCATCCTCTTCTTGTCGCCTATCCCAATGTACGGCAGAGTTCCACGGATGGCGTTCCTTGTGTCCTGTGCTCCCTGCCCCATCCCGGCAATGTTCCGCATAGATAGTGCACGCTCGTTGATTTGCTTAATCCATAGAGTTAGTTGGAATTGGCTATCAGTCAAGTTTTGGTTGGCCAACGCTTGCAGTTCCGCGTTGGCAATGGTTTCATCCGGCGCTTGCAGGGCTTTGGTTAGTATTGCAATTTGCTCAACATTGAACGGCTTGTCTACGTTCTTAATCGTTTCCTTGAACTTACCTGACGCGAACTCAATGTCCTCGATTTGTTTGATGCGAGAAAGATTCTTGCCACCTTGTGCGGCGCTGGACAGACCGCGAGAAATCGCGTCCTTCCCGTACGTGTAATGCGTAACCGGGTCTCCGTTCGCATCGGTGTCAGTTACTTCAACGACCTTGAAATCATTGAACGCTTTGGCGCGAGAGTATCCGCTAGCCGCAGACATCCTCTCTTGAATTTTCTCTCCCTCGCTTCCGTATTCCTTCAAGGCAGCAGCATACTTAGGGTCACTACGTCCCTTCGGGTAATCCTTTGGATTCGGAGGTTCGCCTAACTGGTCGGCAATAATCGGATTGATACGAAGTTGCTGCTTTTCTTTTGCAGCGTCCCTCGCACCGTCTAAAACATTCTGATCTTCTTTCGTCCAGTCAGGACTACTTGGCGTTAGTATCTGCCCATTCCTGGCGATACCGTAAACCATTCCGTTCGCCACTAGTGGCTTGGGAGCAGGACCTTTGGGAATCCCCTTAACTACATCCCCTGATTCGCTGTCTCTAATTGTTACTACCTTGTGCGGGTCCGTCTTGCTTACAGAACGAAGGATGCCGTCCGCTCCTGCCGTTGGGGGATAATAATTTTCTTGCAAATCCTTCTCAGCCTTCGCTATGTCCATAATCATTTTCGGGTCAAGATTCGGCTGCGTTGTCGGAGCTTTCTCCTGAATCTCTCGCCCCATCGCCGTGCGCTGTTCGTCGCTAAGTTGTGGCTTCTGCCCACCGCTTGCCTTCTGGATAAGGTGCTGGAACATCTGCTTCAAGTTCTGCGCCGCGCCTTCTTTCTTTTTGTTCTGCGCGTCCTCTTGCTGCTGTTTTGCGGTAACTTTTTTCAGCGCTTCCCCGTACACTGTCGTCTTTTCGGGGTTGAGCCAATCTTGATTCAACGCCTTCGCCATATTCTTTAATTTCTTCGGGTCGCTGAGTGTGGCGTCTACTTTGGCTTGTGCCGACTTGATCGCCTGCTGGTCTCCGGACTGTTGCGCTGTATAGAGTTCGTTCAGTGAGGATTGCAGGTAGGTCCAGTCACCCTCGGCGCGTAAGAGTTGGTCCTGCTTCTGCTTCTGCACGCCGTTCTTGATGCTAGCGCCAAGCGTGGCCAAAAAGCGTTGCGTTCCCCATGCTCCGGGCCGCGCCGTGTTCATGCCAATGTTCCGCGCCGATTCCACGTCTCCCCCCGCAGGGATAGCAGCCGGAACAGCCGTATTAGCCACCTGTTTGCGGCTGGCGGCTTGCAGGATAGCCGCAAGAATCTGCTTAGCCTTGTCGTTGGGATCTGCTGTTTGCGGCCCCGGTACGCCTCCGGGTGAAGGAATTCCGGGTACTTGGCCACCGCCAAGGCCGGGGATGCTTCCACCGGCGAATGGTGCGGTGGTCACTGGAACTTGGGATTGAGTTTCGATTCCCATTATGCCAACCCCGCGATCACGTCGAGAATGCTACCGGCCGTTCCGCCAATGCCCGCCGCCGATGCCGCTCCAGCACCTCCGCTAATCGTTGGGAGAAGGCTAGTCAACGTGTCCATCGTGCTCGGGCTGTTCGCCAGCGTAGTTTCCGTGCCCTTTGAAATTCCCATCAGCACGTTGAGCGAATCCTGTACGGACTGTTCGTACATCTGAGTCTCTAACTGGCCTTCGTTCAACTGCACTTGCGAAAGGTAGTCGGCAAGCCCGATTTGCGCTCCGCTCCCGAAGCGATTTCCGCTAGTCGAAAACTGTTCCATTAGCGATTCTGTTCCACGCTCAATCCCAGGTTGCAGTGCTGCGAACAAATTGTTTACCGCCGCCTGATTAAATCCCGAACCGCCTTGCAGGAAGCTCATCAGTGCCGCGGCAACGCCGTTCCCGAATGTGTTTCCCAGTTCGTCGTGCAGGCGCTTCAGGTCAGATGGCGACATCCCCGCTAAAATTCCACCAGCCGAAGATCCCGCTCCCCCGGCGCCACCAGCACCGCCTCCGCTTCCCGGCAATAATCCGGTTGCACCTCCACCGGGAACCAAACTTGTTGGCGAGTATCCACCAGAGTTGGCTCCGAAAGTTGGGACCGCACTACCAGGAGCGTAAGGATTTGAAGCCGGCGCTCCAGATGGCAGATTCGTCGGCGGTAAAACCGGGTTCTGTCCGCTACTCGAACCAGTGGAAGGTACTGACGAAGTTCCCGCTCCCGTGCTACCAGTCGGGTTACGTCCAGGCAGCAAGCTGCTCCAGTTGGAATCCTGCATAGCCAGCACCGGATTGGAAGTAGAACCCATTTGTCAATATCTCGAAGCTCCCACCATAATCTGCACTGCGCTCAACCGCTTGTCCCTCTCAGGTTGGAGTATACGCGCTGCAATTAGTCCGGGTCTACCCGATTCTCCTCCGCTCTGCTGATAGTCCGGGTCACCGTACAAGATGTTGTGAATGAACGTCGCCTGATCATTCCACCTCAAAGCAATGGCTCCGCGTTCCGCCGCTGCGTAGCACATGATGTCAAACCAATCGGCGGGAATCTTAACGGGCGATTGTGGAAGTTTGTCCGTGAACGGGTGCCTCACCTGATAAGGTACGTAGACGTTGTACTTGGCTCCCGGCTGAGAACCGAACCAAAACATATCTCCATACCGAGTGTATTTGAAAGGCACACCTCCGGGCTGGAAAAGCAAAGTCTGAATCGCTTTCGGAGTCAAATAGTCCATGCTGTAGGCAGAGATGTTGTTTGCATTCGCCACAAGCCCAACAGAGATTGCCTGCGTTGGCGTAAGGAAGATAACCGGGTCCTCCATGATCGTCATGTCGTCGCCGGGGGCGAGAAACTTAGACACCTGATACATGTAGTTGCTTCCCTGCCAGCCGAGGCCGGGGCCAATCGTAAATAGTGGTCCAACCTTCTGCAACTCAGGGAAAGGATAGTTCGCGGTGAGTTCGCGCAATGAGTCGCGTAGCCACGCGCTAGGGCGCATCTCTGGATTTGTGGCCGCTTCGCTCACGTCTTGCCGATTCTGCAGAATGGCAGCGACCTTGTTGATGAAGTCGTTGATGACGTGCGGAGTGTTCGCGGGAGATTGAAAACTCATACAGCCACCAATATGAGAGCAGGAACCGTGCCGCCAATTCCTAGCAAGTTGAGTTGGTTTATCCCGCCATGCTCGGACGGGTCGCAATAAATGAATGCGCCGTTCGGTCCCGTTTTTATAGTCGTTTGCACTCCGCCAACTGGGGTGAATTGAACATTCATGTCCGCCGTTGGACTAAGATTCTGCACAATCACCAAGTACGCTATGCCTCCAGGTCCCGGCATTCCTTGTCCGGTACCTCCTACGGTTGCTTGGATGTACTGCTCGTAGAAAAACTGCGTTCCATTCAGGGTGGGGTTGCCCAAATCAACCGTGGTAATCTGTGGAGGCGGAGAAATCAGATTGTTCTGAATCGCTAGCACCGCTTGGAGAATGCAGTTGATGTTCGGTGTGCTCATGCGAGAATCACCTTGTAGTGCGCCGATGCCGTGCTGCACCTGAGTGTAACAGTTGTTTTGGTCCAAGGGGTAGTGGGAGATCGGCCAATCAATCCTAGATTATCGGTGTCCTGCCCTACGATGGTTATCGGAATCCTTCCAAGCGAATGAGGTATCGTAAAGTCTGTGTTCGCAACTCCTGGCGTTATCCCGCTCGCCTTCCACACGTCAAGGTTGATGTCCTTATCCGTGTTGTTCATCGTCGCCCCGAAGGACACATTGCGAGCCAGAACTCTTGCGAGGCGTTCTGACCACCTGGCAAGGTTGCGTGGGACTTTTTCATCGCCCAAGCATGTAGATTGTGGTTTCATGCCATCACCGTGGTTTCTACTCGACCTTCCAACCTCGCCTTGGTGATTGACACTGGTCCTGCGTTCGGTGCTCTCAACACGGATAGTTGCATGTTAGCGGCGGAGAAAGCCATCCCGATGAGCACCGTGCAAAGTTTCTGAGTTGCACCAATCGTTCCGATTGTAACCTGCTGGCTTTTACTGACGGGGGTGCTGGGGCTTTTGGCATCAGTGATCCCAAGAACTCCGCTCAGTGTAACTGTTATGGTTGCGACTCCCAAATCGCGATACGACAAGATTACTAAGCCAGTCGTCAGTGTTCGCCCTGCAATTCCATCCTCTACTTTCCAGTTGTAGAAACTTCCGCTATTTGGATCGTTGAAGTTTGTCGGATCGAAAGTGTACATCACACCCAGAAACCCGCCGGAAAACACAGTGGCGGGAATCAGGATCATGTTTAACTGCGTTGCCGTTCCTCCATTGGATGCTGGCATCGTTTACACCACGTTTGGAACAGACACAAGTTGCTGGCCAATGCTGGGGGCTGGCAGCGCGAGGTCCCATGTTGCCCAGTTCTTATCCTCGAAAGAATAGACGTACACCCGAGTGAACGAAGGAAATGGTATCCAGATTTCATAGGTCAGATACACATAGCCCGCTTTGAAAATAGGAATGATGTTCGCCACGGGAGGTCCGCTGCAATTCGCTAGGTCCGTCATAATCGCGTCACGCGAATTGCCCCCTATTGGCTGGGCGTTCGTTACGCTCAGGCTATAGATGTTATCCTGCGCGACGAATGCCGCGGTGGGTCCGTATTGCGAAATAGACCAAGGCAGGACGTTTCCAATTCCGTGATCGCTGGCCCACATGTGGTCGAACTCCCACGGCGTAACAGCACTCCCAGTAGGGGTCATCTGCGTTATGCCAAACGTGCGGAAAATGTATCCCGCAATTCCTAGCATGGCGAGTCCGGTAATCTGGTCGGACACGTCAAGAAACGGATTGAAACCTGCGCTTGTATTTTGCGTCGGGTCCCACTGTAGCGGAAGTCCGTTCGCGCTCCACCAAATCAAAGTGGGGAAGTTGTAAATCTTTCCGTTGCCTTGGTCCTTGATGCTGATGTTGGCTAACAGGAGTTGGTTGTTCAACTCGGCAAGGAATCCAGCCCCTATAGCGATAGGACCGATGATGGTCGGACCACCTGGCAGCGATCCTCCCACGGTCGGAGAATCTGACAACGAAATTCCTGCAATAGAGTTGGAAGTAGAAGCGTCGCTGAATGTTTGTTGAAAAATTGGCGCGGCGGCGATCCCGTCCCAGTACGCCAGGAACGGGGTGACTGCCGCAATTCCACCGCTTCCGTGCGGAGGAGCAAGCAGCGCGCTCGATGTGTAGTAGATACTGTTTGCGAAAGTACGATAGGTAAGAGGCTGCTGTGCAAGGCTGCCAGGACCAGCGGCGCCAACAGTGCTCCACGGAGCAGAGGGAAGTAGGGCTGGGTTGTATTGGTACATATTATTTCCAGCCCACGCGACCGTGTGGTACGTTCCGTTGATGTCGAGGAAAGAAGAAACTCCAACGGGAAATGGAACAGGGAAATTAAATATGTTTCCGGTAAACGGAAGGGTGAACGCGGGGCGTGATCGCAACTCGGAGTTGCGAAGCATGAAGTTGTTGAAGGAAGGGGAAGCCTTATCCGAGATGAGTGTTTCTGGTTTTTGAACGTCTAACCCTTGGTATGGACCTTCATACTCTGCGGCCCAAGTTCCATCGCTCTTGATTTGAATAGCCACATGTCCGCCTCAAATCGAAACTTGTAGCACGCCGCTGCCAAGCGTGTTTAGAACAAGGCCATTTATCGGGAACGCCTTCATGTACGTCAAGCTCCCGCCAGCAGCCGCCGATTGTGGATTCCAAACTGTCCTGCCCACGACATCTGTAACCAATAACACTGTCGAAGCTGTGGGGTTGTCCCAGAGCATTTGCGTCACGTCAATCAGTTGCGCGAGTTGCGGGAAGAGGATCGAGAGTACGTTTCCCTGCGCTCCAGCGTTAGCAAGTGAAGAACGCCAGTCCTCAATGCGAACCGTGAACGTGTTCACGTCAATCACGGAATCAATGCGGTACGCTCCCGCCCACCCGGACACTGAGGGGTTTTGAATCGAGATGTAGTCGTTTACGGCATGGCCGTGCAGGGCAGCCACAACTGCTGTAGACCGTGCTCCGTTGCGCGTGATCGACGTAATCGCAATCGAAGTCGATTGGTCTGCCGGAACGAAGCTCCAAGGATTGCCCCGGATGTCGGCCATCAGTAACTCCCCGAACTCGCCGGCAGAGTTGGCAGTTGAGTGCCGGGGTCAACCGGATGAATCAGTTTTGGGTCTGGGACAAGCTCCTGCCGGTCGCGTGATGCTTCCACCGCCCAGTTGTATTCGAGTGAACCCAAAATAGCGCCGTCCTTGCACGTATCGCTGCAAACCAAAAGTCCGTTGTCCCATTCCATCAGCGAGAGCGGCATCTTGCGGTTACACCGCTGGCACGTAAAATACGTAAAATCGCAGAAGCCTCTCCAAATCATGCGGCACCAAGTGTTTCTTTTTCAACTCCCGCCTCAGACTCCGGGGGCGAATCCAGAGCCGAGGCAGAAGTTTTCGTGGGGGCAGAGTGGAGTGGCAAATCGGATGGATCGCCAGATGAAAGCGAGTACGTATCGGTGTCACCCAGTTTGGAAAAGTGCTGAAATATAATCCAGTCAGACGCTACTTGGACATTGGGGAAATCCCCTGCTGTATTGCACGAGCATTGGACGTGTACGGGCTGGCCGAAACCAGACGGATTGGTTGTGACAACCGCTGAGTGGTCCATGCGTCCCTCACCCTAGAGCAATGCATACAGATTGTACAGCATGTACAAGTTCACTGTCCCGTTGCCAAGCGTAAGCGTTGGCGTGGTTCCGCCAAGTTTTACTTCAAGGCCCAGGTTGACGCAATTCGTTAGCGCAGTAGGCGTAATCAAAATAGTGCCCACGCTCGCTACCGTGTTTACGGCCTGATCCACGAGCCCTGTCGGAGACAGGGAAATCAGGTTTCCCGTTTTCCCTGTGTACTCAATCTGGATGACTGGAGTTGTTCCGCCAATGGTGTATGCGGTCCCACCAAACACGTACTCCAAGGTTAGCGTGGTTGGCACATACAAATATCCGCGAGGAGGAACGAGGTAGCTTGGCAGCCCTGCCACGATGGGCGGCGCAACGAGCTGAACGGCGGTTGTGTTCAACGCGAGCAACTGCGCGCTGGTAAGCTGGTACACCACCGCCATGTCGGATGACACGCCCATTTGGGCCGTACCGTTCGGAGCCTCGTTCAACTGGAACTGGTCCCAGAACGTACCCAGTACTTCGGGCGAAACGCCAAGCGTCTGATTTTGGAACGGAAGATTGGGCATTTAAGCCCTCCTAATTAGGGTCCGTAACTCCACGCCGTACCACGCCAAGTCAGTGGAACCACGGAGAATCGCTGCGTTGATTTGAACAGCAAAACTTCCGTTTTGAAATCGTCGTCCGTAGAAGCCATCAGAGGCTCGCGGTCGTAAAAGTTGAGCTGATGCCCTTCTTTATCAGCCAGCAATCCCCAGCCATTCGGCGAGGTTAGGTAGTTCAGTTCCAACCCCTGCAAGTTTTCCGCGAGCACCCAGTTCAGTTCGTTGTTGCTAGAACCCGGCACACCAGGAGATCCCAAAAGTTCGCGCACGTTGCGCCGTTGCTGCACGGTGTGGATGAGCCACTTTGGTTTGACGTGTGCGGGAATACCGCGGTCATCCGGTTGCAGCGCGAACATGGTAATCATTTGCTGCAATGAAGTCATCGTCAAGTCTGTATCCGGCGACGGCCGGTTCGGATAGGTGCCCGCAGAGTTGATGATAGTGGAAATGTTTGGTGCAATCGCGGTGGCCGATACCCCGCCCATTAGCGGCTGCGCTGTGTTGAACAGCGATACGCCGTTGGTGGTCGTGATCGTAGCGCCCAGGTTGAACAGCGACGCAGCCACCGCTTCACGCGAGAACAGAGCAGACTTTGCGTGAGCCTTCGGCACGTTGCGAATCAGGCCGTACTTGTCGTCCGCAACCAGTTGCCGGGTAGCTTCCGTCAAAAGCCCGTACTGGATATGGACTGCCTTCTTCGTGCCGCCCTGCAAGATGCCGTCCGCCTGCGGAGGCGTTCCTTCTTGCATAATCGGCATCGGCCCAGTGCCCGAGAGTTCGTAGAGGATTTCGTAGGCATCCTCGCTCGTCATCTCGTTCAGGTAGTGCGTGTACTGAGGCGCGTGTTCCTTGAGATCGGTTGCTTGCCAAAAAATGTGTCTCAACCCAGGAGCCAGAAGTGGCGGGAACAGGTTCCGGGATAAAAGGTTATTGGGCACAGACGCCTCCAGTCAACGACATATTTGTGGTATGATAGGAACCATGCCACTCAAAGACCCTGAAGCACGCAAGAAGTACAACAGAGAGTACCGACTTGCACACCTCGAAGAATACAAGCAGCGGGACCGCGAGTACCGCGAGACTCACGCTGGGGAAATTTACGAACGCAACAAAAAATACGTTGAAAATAATCTTGAAAAGCATCGAGCTTGGTGTCGAAAAGGAAACGCTAAATGGAGACAGGCGCATCCTGAACAGTGGTCCGAAATACTTTCCAAGTACGACCGTGAATTTCCTGAGCGCCGAGCCGCAATGCGTCTTGTCCACAAAGCCATGCGAAAGGGCGAACTCATTCGGCCAGATCATTGCGTTTTCTGTGGCCGCCCGTGCAAACCTCATGCCCACCATAACGACTACGAGAATCCGTTGGAAGTAGTCTGGTTGTGTTCGCCGTGTCATAAACTTGCCGATCAAAAACGTGCCTCCAGAGAAAACTCTAACTGACTACGCGAAGATCGAAACGTCAGGGTAGAGGAACGTGAACAAAACGTGTCCGCCTACCGTGCCGACCGGATCAAGCGGGTCCAGTGCTACGATTGTTAGAACGGCATTCACACCCGTCTTTCCTGCGTCTACGTACCAGAAATTGTTTCCGGTGTCCTTCGTCATGCCGAGTTGTGTCCCGACAATGTTATTCGCAGTAGCGGTCGGGTTGTTCGTCGTGCCGTACTTTGCACGAAACACCGTCGTCGGTGATGCGATGAAAAAGTAACTGAACCCGTCTGTAATCGGAACCATCGGCGGGGTGATAACAGCAAGCGATTGATTCGCGTTTGCCGCAAAACTTCCGATGGAAGAACCAGGCCCGAGAATCGGGGAGAACCCCGAAGGTGCGCCCGCGCCGGTCGTGCCCAAGTTCTGTGCGTTCTGGGCAGCGATGCCTGCGATCAATCCGCCAGCGCCAACCGTCGCGTTCCAAATCTGTACGCCACCGTCGCCAGCGGCCAGCATCACTGGCAT